TCTAGTAGGTTCATGAGATGCTAGATTTTCTAGCACTGAATTCAAAGCAATTTCAGTTTCGTTTTCTGTAGAACATTTTGGACAATTAGATGTAATTGGCATTTGTTCTCCATAAGAAGCAATTCTAATTGCCATAAGAACATAATCTATATCAAATCCTACCAAAGCCCAAGGATTTGTCAAAATTGGTATACAGCTCTTGATAATATTGACTGTTGCTTGACCAGAAAACAGTGCATCTGGTGTTTTTAACATGATTTCATCCATTGTGTTCATGCCAAAAACAGGGATGTTTGTAAATTGATTATCTTGAACTACATTACCTTGTGTATAGTAGATTCCTTTGCTAGGTAAATCAATATAAATTTTTGGCTGTCTTTTATAGTTTTCTAAAAAACTGCTCATATAATTCTCCACATAAATACATTATATTACAATGTACTTATAACTATTTATAATGTGCGTACATAACCTAGGTTGAAAATAGAATGGCAGAAGTAACACTTGATGAAAAATCGCTGAATAGATTAGCTGATATTGTAGCTGCAAAAGGTGCCGGCGGAACTACTCCTGCTAGATCAGAGGGAACTGGATTCAGCAGTAGCGGAAAAGCAGGCAAAAGTGCTAAAGAATTTGCCGAGCAAATAAGCACTGTTGGTGGTGGATTTAAAGATCTAGCAAGTACACTTAACAATGCCGCTTCGGGTATTCCTATTGTAAACAAGTTTGCAGGCGCTTTGAATTCAGGAGTGCAGTATCTTGAAAATACTGCTGATACATTTAGAACACTGTCAAAAATAGGTGGCGGAGCAAGTGGCCAATTATTTGAATTAAGAAAACTAGCGGCAGATAGCGGACTTAGTTTAGACCAATTTGCTGGAATGGTAGCTAGGAACAGTGAACTGTTAGCAGGATTTGCAGGTGGTGTTACTGAAGGTGAAAAAAGAGTTGCTCAAGCAGGACAAGCATTATTCCAAGATGGATTGATTGAAAAGTTTGTTAACTTAGGTTACAGTGTTGAAGAAGCAATAGAATTTAATCTAAAACAAACACAGTTGCAACGTAGACGTTTCATGTTAGAGGAAACTAGTGCTACTGATCAAGCCGCTGAAGCAGCACGATATGCAAAATCATTACAAACAATATCAAAATTAACAGGCAAACAAGCTGATCAATTGCAAGATGAAATGCAAGCGGCTCAAGCCGACGGTGCAGTAAGAGCAAAACTGCGTATGCTTGAAAAACAAGGTATTACCGGAGCGTCTAAAGCAAATCAGCAAGCCATGGAAGGTATGGCAGGAGCAAGTTCAGCTCAGAAACTTGCAATGAAAGAAATTTTAACACTGGGTGCTCCTGTATCTCAGGCGGCTAAAAACTTTGTTGCGGCTAATGGCGCTGCTGCAGAATTAATGTATAAAACAAAAGCGGCGATTGAATCCGGTGACGCTGAAGGTGCTAAAAAACTTTCTGAAAAATCGTTAGCGGCAGCTGTTGAATCCGGTGACAGTATGACCAACTTACAACTTGCTACGTTGAAAAGTGTAAGTGATTTCGGAGCAACTCAAGCCGAAGTGCTTGAAGAAACTGCACAAATTACAGATGCTATTTTGGAACAACAGAAAAAGATGCAAGACACTAACGGCGGCTTTGTTACTTTAGCAGAAGCATTTATACAAAATTTAAAAAATATCAACGACGAAGTTGATCAAATAGCAAGAGGAACAGGCGATGGTAGAAAAGCTCTTGTTGCTTCAAATAAAATAAACACAGAAATAGTCAAAACTCAAGCAGGCGTACAAAAAACTATTGCAGAAGAATTAGAAAACAATCAAACAGTAAACAAAGCATTGACAGCAGTCGCAGAAGACGGTGTAGAAGTAGTTGCAACAGTTGGAGACGTAATGAAAGACGGTATTGAAGCTTCTGGGGCCTTATTTACAACATCAATGAAAGAACAAGTTAGCCAACTTAAAAAAGCTGGATTTGTTGAAGAAGCTAATGCATTTGCAGAAGCAATTAAAAACGGTAACGCTGACGCAGGAAGGAGAGCTTTACAAGAAAAAGGTCTTATGGATGCTCAGGGCGACTTAACTGATAAAGTTATTGATGCCGCAACTGCAAAGACAAAAGAAAATGCTGCCACAAGTAACGTAACAACGTCAGGACAATCAACAGCAGAACAAAGTGGAGCAACACCAGAAAAACAAAAAGAAGGATTAATAGGTTTAGGTAAACAAGCAATAAGCGGAGTTAAGAATTTTGTAAATGAAGTAGTGGGTAGAGAAACAGGAGGTCCATTGAGTGCAAATCAACTAGCGTTAGTTGGTGAAGGTGGACCAGAATTATTCATGTCTAATTCAGCAGGGCGTGTACTGCCAAACGATGTTACGCAAAGTATAGCTACTTTAGGCCCTGAATTAGGACAAAAATTTTCAGAAATATCACAACAATTAGCCCAAGAAATGCAAACAATGGGTGCTCCGATGTCAGAAGCGGCAAAAGTAGCGGCGGCAAATATGACAGCTCCAGATGCGGCTTCTAATCCGGACCTAATTAAAATGATGCAACAGCTAGTTGAGGTAAATAGAAAGAGCATGGATATACAAAAAAGTCACTTGTCGCAGTATAAAACGGCACTTAAAGGAATATAATTTATGAGTTGGAAAAAATACTTTACCCCAGTACCAACGGGTGATAATCAATCAGGTAGTTATTCTCCTTTTAGTGGAAGAGGTACTGCCGCAAGACCAGGACCAGCAAGGTCAAACTATTCTTCATTTTTACCAGATGTTTATGTAGGCACACCTAATCGTGTTGAACGTTATGGCCAGTACAATACTATGGATATGGATTCAGAAGTCAATGCCGCTTTAGACATTCTTGCTGAATTCTGTACACAGAAAAACAAGAAAAATGATACACATTTTGAATTTAAATTTTATAAACCTGCTACAAATTCTGAAGTAAGAATTCTAAGTGAATATTTGAAGCAATGGTATAAAATAAACAGTTTAGAAAATAGAATGTTTAGAATTTTCCGTAATGTATTCAAATACGGAGATGGTTTCTTTTTACGTGATCCAGAAACAAAAAAATTATATCATGTTGATCCAGCTAAAGTAAACAGAATTATTGTAAACGAGTCAGAAGGTAAAAAACCTGAACAGTATGTTGTTAAAGATGTTACATTTAATTTTAAAGATTTAGTTGCAACAAAAGCACTACAAACTACAGGAAATGTCACAGGTGGAGGTTCAGGATACTTAACCGGCGGTGTTAGAGGAATGACTGGCACAGGCAGTAATACAGGACAACTTGGAAGCAGATTTGCAGTAGAACAAGGTGAAATAGCTGTAAATGCAGAACATGTATTTCATATAAGTTTATCAGAAGGTTTAGATAACAATTACCCATTTGGTAATTCGTTATTAGAAAGTATTTTTAAAGTTTACAAGCAGAAAGAATTGCTTGAAGATGCTATTATTATATACCGTGTGCAAAGAGCACCGGAACGTAGAGTTTTTTATGTTGATGTTGGTAACATGCCATCACACCTTGCTATGCAGTTTGTGGAGCGTGTAAAGACAGAAATACACCAAAGACGTATTCCTAGCAAAACTGGCGGAGGGACAAATGTCATAGACTCTAGTTATAATCCGCTTTCCATCAATGAGGATTACTTCTTTCCACAAACTGCGGAAGGTAGAGGATCAAAAGTTGAAACACTTCCAGGCGGTACAAACCTTGGCGAAATTGATGATCTAAGATATTTTACAAACAAGTTAGTACGTGGTTTAAGAATTCCTAGTTCATATTTGCCAACTGGTGCAGACGATTCGAACGCACAATACAACGACGGAAGAGTTGGAACAGCATTTATCCAAGAATTGAGATTCAATACATATTGTGAAAGATTACAAAATTTATTAGTAGAAGAATTTGATACAGAATTTAAAAGATATCTTTTAGAAAAAGGTGTAAACATTGACACTGCAATGTTTGACATTAAATTTATGCCTCCACAAAACTTTGCGGCATATAGACAAACAGAATTAGATAATCAAAGAATAGGAACATTTGCACAAATTCAAGCTATTCCGTTTATTTCAAATAGATTTGCACTGAAACGCTTCTTAGGATTAAGCGAAGAAGACGTTGCTGAAAATGAACGCATGTGGCGTGAGGAAAATGACGAAAATCTTCAACCACCTGTAGGTGATGCCGCAGGAGAAATGAGAAGTGTAGGAATTTCTGGAGCAGGAATTTCAGCTGATATTTCAGGAGCAGAAGATCAAGTTAGTATGGAAGGTGGCGAAGATGGAGGAGCAGGTGAACCTCCAGAAACAGCTACAGGCGGAGATGAAGGCGGAGCTGAAGCACCAGGTGGTGACGAACCAGCACCTCCTGCATAAATATAAACATGATACTGAGAGAACTTTTTTATTACGACAAAGAAACTATGCAACCTACTGAAGATGATAGGTATGACCCTCAGTATGATGATTCAATTATTGATTTAGATGATACCCGGAAGACTCGCCTTACCTTGCGTCAAATAAACAGAGCAAGGAAAGCAAGTGAGCTACATACAAAAGAAAAAGCCAAAGAAAACGATATTGTAAGGCAAATGTATGGAATAGCTGCACAAGCACAGGCTGCCGGAGTATGATAATTGTCCAAAATAGATAAGCGCCAATATTCTAAACAAGAATGGCATAGAATAAGAGCAGAAAGGCGTTTAGCCAAACAGCATAAACGCACAGCAACAGCTCCTCAACCTACCGAAGAAAGAAAAAACAATCACATTGCATTTGTTCTAGGCAATGGTGTTTCACGAGAAAATCTTGATTTAAACGAACTAAAAGCATTAGGAAAAGTATATGCATGTAACGCTGTATATAGAACTTTTGCTCCTGATTATTTGATAGCAGTAGATGTTAAAATGGTTTTAGAAATTAATAAATCAGGATATCAAAAGAAAAATCAAGTATGGACAAATCCTAATAGAGCATATGACAGAATGCAAGGATTAAATTTTTTCCAACCTAGCAAGGGTTGGAGTTCAGGACCAACAGCTTTATGGCTTGCAAGTCAACACGGATACGAAAAAATTTATATTCTAGGATTTGATTACAAAGGACTTGGTGATGGTTCAAAATTTAACAATATATATGCAAATACACAGAATTACAAAAAAGCAGACGACGGTGCAACATTTTTTGGTAATTGGCTTAGACAAACTAAGAGCGTTATAAACGAAAATAGCAGTACAAATTACATAAGGGTAATAGCACCTGATAATTATAATCCTGAGGAACTAAATAAAAGCAAGAACTACAGCTTATGCAAAATCAGCGATTTTAAGAAGATTTTTCAACTTACCTGACAATTTTTAGCCAAATTGTCAATTTTTCGCCTATTATCTAGGTATTTTTCCCAAATAAAGTAAATATATTATATGACAGCCTTACCGAATAGGTAAATTTTAACATTTATAGGAGATGAAAATGGCAAATAATAAATTTGAAGAAATGCTTGAGCATCTTGTTAACGAAGATCGCGAGAAAGCAGAAGAACTATTCCACGACATTGTGGTAGAAAAATCAAGAAAGATTTATGAAGATCTACTTGCTGAAGAAGTTAAAGATGAAGAAGTTGATGAAGCATCTAAAGACGAGGAAGTAGACGAAGCATCTGATGAAGAAGTTGATGAAGCTCATAAAGATGATAAAGACGAAGACGAAGACGAGGACAAAGAAGTAAAAGAAGATTTTGACCTTGATGAGTTTGAAGTCGAAGCTGACGACGAAGCAGATGATGCTGAAGCAGATATGGATGCTGATGCAGAAATGGACGCTGACATGGGTGACGAAGAACCAGCAGCAGACGATGCAGAAGGCATGGAAGATAAAATTGCTGATTTAGAAGATGAATTAGCAGATCTTAAAGCTGAATTCGACGCTATGATGGGCGGAGACGAAGAAGGCGAAGGTGATGATGACATGGAAATGGGCGGAGACGCTGAAGACGACATGGCAGATGACATGGAAGACAGCATGGACATGGAAGCAGCACCAGAAGAAATGGCTTTTGAAAAGTCAGATGACGAAGTAGAAGAATCAGATGATGAAGAAGTTGATGAAACTTCCAAATCAGCTGCAGAGCAGATGCGTGAATATGTCGAAAAAGTAACACCTAAAATGGGAGACAACGGTGATAACACTAAGTCACCTGTAGCAGGTAAAAACGACATGGGCGGAACTGCTTCAAACTTGGTAGCAGGCGGAGAAGCTGACACAAAAGGTACAGCAGGTGGTCTAGAAGGTAATTCTGCAAAAGAAGAGAATATGGGCAACGTAAACGTACCTGGCGGTAAAGCTGCAAAATCAATGAAGTCTATGCCAAAAGGCCACGGCGCTGAAAAGAAAGGCGCAGGCGAAGGTGCTGACAATAAAAAAGCAGTTATTGGCAGCTAATTGAGGACTAAGGATAAATGAACTTACTCTCAGAACATTTGACATTCGACCAAGCTAAAATTGTCGTCGAGAATGCCAACGAAGGAAAAGACTTGTATATGAAGGGCATTTGTATACAAGGCGGAGTACGCAACGCAAATCAGCGTGTGTATCCTGTAAATGAAATTGGCAGGGCTGTCAAAACTCTCAGCGAACAGATCACTGGCGGATATTCAGTTCTAGGAGAAGTTGATCATCCAGATGGACTTACAGTAAACCTAGATCGTGTTAGCCATATGATCACAGAGATGTGGATGGATGGTCCAAACGGTTACGGCAAGCTAAAAATTTTACCAACCCCTATGGGATCTCTAGTTAAAACAATGTTGGAAAACGGCGTTAAACTTGGAGTATCTTCTAGGGGCTCTGGTAACGTAAAAGAAGACGGATCCGG